AGCTTCCTTGGAGAATTTCTTCTCGTTAAGAAGATCCTTTAGTTCTTTTAGAGTATTTTCAAGTTCCATATCAATGATGTTCTTTTGTGTGTTTACATTTAAATTATTATTTTGTGAAATTTTATCCCTCTTATCATTTATAAAAATTTGAGTTTTTTCAGGAGGTTTCGAATATAGACCTTTCACATCTGCTGCTGGATTTAATGTATAAGCGATACCTAACGGGTATATATCACCCATGATTAATCTGTTTATTTTCTCTCCTTTATCGGTCTTACCATTACCGCCATAACTCCTTAAATTACCTTGTAACTTAGCTATTTCTTCAGGATCAGATATAATTCTAGCCTCACTTAATTTGTCACTGCCCACAGCTAAAACATAACTATTAAATCCTACCTCCCAGCTAGCGGAAACTTTCTGATATTGGTCACTTTCACTATCTAAAGAATTTTTTACTAAATTTGTGAAATTAGGATTAATTGTTTTATAAAGAACAGCTCCTAGAGAAATATTAAAAGGCTCTCTAAGGGTTTTTACCTCTTCTTCGCCCATTAGCTCACTTGAGCCAAACTTGCTGTATCCAGCAGAAACAATGTGACCAACAATCTTTTGTTTATCATGCTCTATATTTGTAGGCTTATGGATAAACTTATCAGTATATTTAATGGCTGTAGATGTATCCATCCCGTCACCATTTTTATTAAATTGATTAATTACCGCAGCATTAAACGCAACGCCCATCAAATCTACGTTTTCATCGTAGTTGATGTTATCAGGCACTAAAGGCTCTAGATTTTCTAAAGAGGCTTTAGAAATCAAAGAAGCCTCACTAATTTCACAAGAAATTAAAGGAGCTTGAAATGTAGTGGTATACTTATACTCCATCGCTATATTTTTTAGCGGCGATGTCTGTGAGCATTTGAGCGTAAGTCATTTTTGGTTTAATTTTCTTACCCTCTTTATCTTTGTCTTTGTGCATACTCTTGGACTCTTTTTTGTCTTTGCGGAGCATTTCGAAATCCTCTTTTGAAATCTTTCCATCCTTATTTTTATCAAGACCGCTTTTCTGCTTGGGGGTCATATCTGCCTCCATTGTCTTTTTCCTTGCCATAATGACCAGCCTTCATTTTCTTTTCAGACTCCTTATCAAACTTCATATCTTTCTTAAGAGCTTTCTTTTCAGCGTCTTTTTTCTCTGAAGGCGCACCCTTATCCAGCTTTTTCATTTTGCTCTTGTCATCCTTGACAGCATCTTTCTCATGTTCGACTTTCTCTTTTTTAGTGTCGCGCTTGAGTTCTTTTGTATCAATTTTATCATATTGCTGCTTTGTCATGGCAGCTTCAATCTGCTCGGCAGAGATAGATACTTCGATTTCGTTAGAGTGGAAATTACTGTTTTTCATGGCTGTGATATAAAATGGCTGCTGGATATGTTTCTAAAGTATGTTGTGCTGAAATATCTAAAACTTCTTTTAAAGTATTTAAATTTTCAATTTCGTTAAAATCCTTTACACATGATTCTAGCGTTTCGCCCCAATATTCTTTCTCATTAGAGCAAACTATAGATTCACATAGATTAGAAACCATTTCTTCTTGAGCTTCACTAAGTTCAGAAATCTTTAAATGAGATGTCATTTTTTCTTTTGCATCATGAATCAAATTATCAATTTCATATATGGTTTTTTGAATATTAGCTCTAGAATATGTAGCATTTGCTAAAGGGATATCTGTAGTGCCTTCTGGTCTACCAGCGGTCTTCCTTGGGCCTTTTGCTTTTCCATCAGGAGAATAAACTGGCACTCCTCCAACAATTGGATTGTAATAGCCTTTTTCTCTATCTTCTAAAAACTCTTGTTGTGCCTTATCCAGTTTATCTGGCTCTGGGAACTTGCCATTATGGAACATTTCCATTCCTTGCTCTGGAGTAATGATACCAAGCTCCATCAGACGAGTAGAAGCTCTCATCAGTTGAACTTCGTCCCTCATATCAATATCTTTCATCTTTGCCTCGGGCCATGAACGGAAACCTAAATCTTTAGCTATTCTTTTAATTTCTTTGTTTAAAAAATCATTTAAAAAGCCATAACGAGACTCTTGTAATCTATCAATAAAGATTTGAGCTTTAACCTGTGTAGAGTTGAACTTTTCCTCACCTACAACAATGTTTTGTAAACCCTGCTTGATATCTTCGTTTAGTATTTGATACTTTTGTGGTCCCAGAACCAAATTAAGCTCTGGTATAATAAATTCAGCTTTTGTAGTATAATCCGAAACTAAAACCCTACCCACACTCTCATTCTTGAAAAGGTTTTGCATGGCGACCATGTTATTAGGGTTGACCCCTCCCTTTTCAGGATCAGCCCCCATAGTGATAAGTAAAATAACATTTTCTACAGTTCTCGTAATAGCTTGATCCATTTTCTTTAATTCCATCTTTGCATTGATGTCCTCAAGAACTGGAAAACCAAAAGGAACAGCGAATGGCTCATAGTCTTGTTTTTTATAAAAAGAATAAGACAACCTTGTGGGGTCTAAGTTTATTTTTATTCCCTTATTGCTGTAAGAGCCTTTTTGAATTGATTCTTTTATTTCTGGATCTAAAGCTTCAAATATAGCCAGATCCTCTTCTGTTTGTGGGCTACCAAGTCTAGCTATTTCGTATTCAGATAATACTTTTTGATATACTCCACCAGTAGTAAATGTGGTAGATCTTCTTGCTATAACATCATATGGATTTAAAAGAATATATTTTAAAGGTATTTTATTAGTTGCAGCCCCTATCGTCCCCACTTGATTAATTAACCTAGCGTAATCATCAGCTTTAAATTTACCATCTATCCTATACAGAAAAATATTTCCACTTCTGTAATACTCTCTAAAATACTGATCTTTTAGAGCGATAATATTAATTTTTTTAAACCACTCGTAAAAAAACTCTCTGCTTTTTTTGCTTCCTCCCTCTAGGTAAATATCAGTGTTTGTGAACTCTGACATAATATCTATAGCGTTTCTAAACACTGCCACGTTACAATACGCCTTTTGACAAAGCTCAATAGCGTCTCTACAGGTAATCCCATCAGAACCATATTCGTAAGGAAGTAATCCTCTACGGATGCTAGAAAACCTTTCTTTTTGTGTTACGTACGCGGCCCTGTTTGTCCTACTCCCCGCGAACGGACTTTGTGAAGCCGCTTGCCTCCTAGCCTCTGATATAGCGGTATAAGATGCATCGGAAGTATAAAAAGGCTCGCCCAGCAGTTCTGGAGAAGGCTCTTGTCCATCAGTCTGTGATGGGTGATTAAATTTGTTCCAATATTCAGAACGCTTGGTGTATTTT